TTAAAAATCATTACTGAATAAATCGTAGATTTCATTTTCAGACAAGTGTGTCAGGAAATTCTCGCCTGGCTGAATAATGGCATCAATCAAATCTTTTTTACTGTTTTGCAGTTCATAAATTTTTTCTTCAATAGAATGTGAGGTAATCAATTTGATTACTTGGACGGTGTGGTGCTGACCAATACGATAAGCACGGTCTGTTGCCTGATCTTCTACTGCCGGATTCCACCAAGGGTCCACATGAATGACCATATCTGCACCGACAAGATTTAATCCGGTACCGCCGGCTTTTAAAGAAATCAGAAATAAGGAGCGTTTGCCCTGGTTGAATTGTTTGACCATTGTTGCTCTGTCTTCCATTTTCGTATTACCGTCTAAATAAAAATGTTCTAATTCAATGTGATTTAACTCATCCTGAATCATTTTTAACATGCCGGTGAATTGAGAGAAAATCAATAAGCGATGTCCGCCTTCAACACCTTCCCTGATTAATTCGATTAAGGTGTTTAGCTTGGCACTCTGACCATCATAGTTTTCTAAAAATAGTCTAGGATGATTACAAATTTGTCTTAGATGCGTGAGCCGGCTCAAAATTTCAAAACGAGTCTTATCAATACCAAAGCTGCGAATATTCTGGTCAATCAGTCGTAAACTCTCCTTTAAATATGAGAAGTATACTTCTTCCTGCTTTGGTGTCATTTTGACAGGTATTTTTGTCTCAATTTTATCCGGCAGTTCTGTCAGTACATCTTTTTTCATTCTTCTTAAAATGAAAGGCTGAATTTGCTTTTGCAGAAGTTTGCTGGCTTGTTCATCCTGCTCTTTAATGATTGGGACTTCATATTTATTTCGGAAATAATGATGATTAGAAAAATAGTCAGGCAAAATGAAATCAAAAATTGACCATAGTTCTGAAAGTGAGTTCTCAATTGGCGTACCAGTTAAAGCAAAATGGATGCGCGCATGAATTTTTTTGGCTGCCTGAGCATTTAAGGAAGAGGCATTTTTAATATATTGAGCTTCATCAAGGACACAGGTATCAAATAAAATGTTGTCATAAGCCTCAATATCGCGCCGCAGCAAAGGATATGAGGTGAGGACGATGTCATAACCGGACACTTGAGAAATCTTTTCTAAACGCTCATTTTGGTTGCCTGCAACAATTAATATTTTTAAGCTGGGCGCAAAACGGTTGATTTCTTCCTGCCAGTTAAAGACTAAAGAAGTAGGGGATACAATTAAATGAACGCCCTTTTTTTGGGACTGATAATCCAGCATATAAGTAATCGTCTGCAGTGTTTTTCCTAAACCCATATCATCGGCTAAAATTCCGCCTAAACCATAATAGGCTAATGTTTTAAGCCATTGGAAACCAATGATCTGATAATCCCGCAGGGTACCATTCAGATTATCAGGCAATTTGATATCACTGATGACGGGTGCGTTAAAACGTGACATAAAGTTTTGAAAAGCTTCATCACGCGATAATTTTTCCTTAAAATGATCACCAAAATAGAAAGCGCGGTTCAAAGGAAGAACCAATTGTCCTTTTTGAAAGCTTTTTTTGTCTAAATTCAAATCCTCTGCCATTTCCAGAGTTTCTACAGTGTCCGGATCATCGAGAGAAAGGAAGGAACCGTCTTTTAATCGATAGTAATGACGATTGAGGCGGTAACTTTCAAGAATTTTACGAAATTCAGGATAACTCATTCCCTCAATATCAAAATCAACTTCAAATAAGTTGATCTGACTGTTTAGACGAATATTGGCAGATAAAGTTTTTTTCTGAACAATTTGTTTAAATGAATCAGAATAATAAATTTCCATAATATTTTGTAAGTGCGGAAGGTATTCAAAAATAAAGCGGCGAATTTTTTCATCATCATCAAGGTAAAGATGACTTGGAGCTACCATAAATTCTGCTTTTTCCAAAATGCGCATGATTTTTTGTTCGCGTTTTTTATCTCTTAAAACCTGTCTGCCATGGTCGTAGGGAATGGAGACTTTAGAAAATGGATTGAAGGAATAGTTGCCATAAGTAAATTCCGGACGTGCCGAAATACTTGAATTAACTCGGTCAAGATAGAGACAGGCTTTCAGCTTTCCGTGCCGGTATAGATTCTGAATATTTTCCGGAATTGTGATAAGAGTTTCTAAATGAGGAATCACGTGTTCGATAAAAGCTTGTTTTTTGTCGTTATCAAAACGCACTTCATTCAGTCCCATTCGGCTGGCTTCTAAAAAAGGATGAAGAATGGAAGCGGTATTTTTGTCCACCAGATAAAGGATATGGTCATCGACAAGAATGGTATCATCATCTAAAATTGACACAACTTTTTTTAATTTGGAAACATCCGCAATAATACTTCCGGCCTGAACGCTTAAACCAATATAGTCCGGAAAGGTGTCATCAGAAACTTCTACAGTTCTGTCCGCAAATTGAATCTCTTTATTCATCCAGAATTTTAAAATATCTTTTAGCTGATGGCTAGGAAGATATATTTTTTTTCCATCAAAAAAGCGGACGTTGCTTTGCTGGTCAATCTCATACAGTGGTTTAAGATAATTCAAGGTTTTTAAAAATGCAGATTCAAAGGTGTGAATATCTGGCAAATAGGTAAAATCCTTGCCATAACGCAGATCTTCATGTTTTTCAATAGCTTCAAAAAGTTCAGAAAAATCTTTAAGTACATAACTTTTTGAAATTCCAATTTTAAATTGAAGAAAATATGAATTAAATACGTTTTTTTGAATATCGTCACTATTTAACATCAATTGTGTATGGATAATGGTTTTATCAGTATCTATAGGGGCAGTCTGATCTGGAATATTTAAAATGCCCTCCATAGCGATACTGTTAGATAATTGTCTGAGATGATCCTCATTTTTGGAAGCATCAATTGCTTTTAATGTTGCAATGATATGAGGGCAGGCACTTCGACGGGCACGAAAACTTAGACAGTCGCATTGAAAACGCTGAATTTGTTTATTGCGGTCAAGATAAATAATAACTTCATGTTTTTTGCCATTCTCATAGACTAAAGCGTAGTAAGCATTTAATGCCTGATTATATTGGAAAGTTTGTACGGCACCGAGTTTAGCCAAGGTCATGCCTTCCTTATAGATTTTCGGATCACCGGCAAGATTCTTTATTTCTGTTTCTGTAATCTGCAAAAAAATCCCTCCTAATTTAAAAATGATGTGGTACGATTGAAGGTTAGAACTTTTTCTTCACCCATCCTAGGGTAATTTAATACCGAGATTTCAAAATAGAAGCCATTTTCCCGGTCATAAAGCATGGATACAACCATTTCTTCAGGACGGGTATTGTCAATGGGCTGATCAAGATATGTATAAGTAATATAAAAATAATTGTCATCGGGCAAGTCCTCTTTATTAAAACAGGAGAACATCATTTCCTCATAGAGGTCCTGATGGGTTAGAAGATGTGTTTGAATGCTTTTGATTTTAGCTTCAATAGAAATATCACTTTCCAGGATATGATCCAGCATTTCCTGAAAATCATTATGTATTTTCATCAGCATCACGAGCACCTCCTCAAGCTATTATATAAATTTTTTGGGACTAAGGCAATAAGTTTTGAGAAAATAAAAAACACTGGAAGTATCTAAAAAAGCGCCGGAGCGCTTTTTTAGACTTCTTCAAGTGTTGAAGAAGTATTTTGCAAAAAGCTTTCATTTAATCAGAGTTTTTTTTCTGATTAACTCCTTTTAACTCCCAATTACAGAATTTTACTAATTTGTCTACGCTTATTTGGGTATAAATGTGCATATGTATTCATAGTCATTTTTATATCAGTATGCCCAACTAACTCGGCAATAGTATAGATATCCACGCCTTTATTGATAAGCATTGCGACGTAACTATGCCTGAAATCATGGATGCGTATACGTTTGACATTGGCCGCAGACATGTATCTATTTGCTACTTTTCTGATGTTTACATAGCCGTATGGGAAAATAAGCCCGGTACCAGTTCCTATATCAAGCCATTCGGGAAGTGGCACAATACGTTTTGATTTTTCGGTTTTAAAATCCGTGTATATGTGATTTCCATTTACTGCAACTCCTTTGTAGGTTTTTGATAAATGTAATTCGTGGCCTTGAATATCCTCGTAAGAAAGGCCGAATAATTCTCCTTTTCTGACACCGGTGTAGAAAAGAACGGTAAAGGCAAGTTTATAATAGTCATCATCTACTACGGAAATAAACTGCTTGAATTCGTCTTCTGTCCAAAAATTCAGTTCCTGTTTTTTTACTTTTGTTTTATCGACATAATCGAAAGGATTAATCGTGATGATTTTTTTCTTTTTGCACCAATTGAGAAATGTACAAAGGTAACCTTCTATTCGTCTGGCGGTAACATCCTTGTAATTTTCTCTGAGGTCGGAAGACCATAAACTGATATCCTTATCGGTTATTTTTGTTATTTTAATTTTTGTGAAATAAGAGAAATTCCAGGAAAGTGTATTCTGCTTTTGGTACAGAGTTACAGGGCTCTGTCCTTTTCTTTTACAGTCCTCTAAATACATCTGATACGCGTCTTCGAATAGCAAGTCACTATTGTTTATGACTTGCTTTTCACCAAGACGTAATTCAGCTACTTTTTTTCTTCCCTCTTTGATAGATTTTGCGCTAACTGTCGTTCTGATTCGCGAACCATCAGCACGATAACCAAGATTTACGTCAAAAATATAACGCTTTTCCCCATTTTTAAGGGTTTTTACTTTATATTCTTTTGTCATATTATATTTGCTCCTTTACTAATTTTGTGGTAAAATGAGCGTGATAAAAACAGGTGGAAATGTTTTATCGCGCTGGCGTGTTGGTAGCACGCTTGATGAAGTCTCTCATTGGTAGTGGGGGGCTTTTTTATTTTCTGTACCATCTATGGCCACACTCATGACAATACCATTCTTCTGTAACTCTTTTCTTTGTTCCGCCAGTAACTAATAAAGAAAGACCTCCTGTTGCGACGGCAGCGATTGTTTTTCCTTTCGATCGTACTTTTTTGCCTTTCTTTTCTGTTTTAACTACGGTGAAAGGGTGCAGGGGATTTAGGTTTAAAGTGGTTTTTGTGCCCCCAACAGCATTATCAATAATAGATATGTTTGTACTACCGCATTTCGGACAGCAAAATCCTCTGTGTAGTTTTTTACCGGATTTTTTGAATTCAAAAGTGGCGTCAGACTCACGCGCGGCAGCTTCACTTTCTAAACGCTTAGATTCTTCTATAATTTCTTTTAATTTCTTTTGGCTGTTTATGTACTCTTGACTTTTAAGCTTCACTCTTTCCAGTGCTTCAGGATTTAATTTTGGCTCGCGTTCTAAAACTAATTTTTCAACATCCTCAGTTGGATATCTATCTTTCATTACTTGTATAAAGGCATCTTCTCGACGCTTTTTCTTTTCCTGCTCATCAACGCTGCTTTTATTTAGCGCCGGAGCGGGATTGCCGTTATTAACTTGTTTTAATTCACTGATTTCTCGGATTAGTTTTTCCTTTTCTAATTGTTCTTTTAATTCTTCTATCGTCATATCTTCGTACGATTTCTTTTGCTCGGCCATGGCTAGTCTCCCCAATCAAAATTTTTAATGACCTTTTTTAAACGGCCAATGCATCTAAAATTAGTATTCAACGGATCAATAATGATGGGTTCAAAGTCACTGTTCATTGGCTGAAGCATTACAATGCCATTCTGTTCCTTGTATTTTTTACACATGGCTTCGTTTTCGCCAACGCAAAAGCAACCGATAACTCCGTTGTCAACTTTAGGCACTTTTTCAAATACTAGTAAGTCCCCATCGCTAATGCCAGCATCTTTCATGCTTTCACCTTTCGCGATTAAGCAATAATTATCTCTAAAAGTCGATAGCCCTTTAGAGGGTACAGGGATATATTCGACGATATTGTCTTCAACAAATCCGCCATTACCACAACACAAGCGATCATTATATAAAGGTAATCGCATGAAATCAATTCCGGCGGATTCATAGATTTGTTCATCAGCCTCTATATTTAGTAAAACTAAAGGACTTATATCCAGCACCTTAGAAAGAGCTGCGATTTTATCTCGCCCCATGTTTTCTATCATGCCAGTTTCCCATTTTCGAACTGTGCTTTTTCCGACCCCAACTTTGTCTCCGACTTGTTCAAGTGTCAGACCTTTTTCTATTCTTCGATTCTTTATTATTTTTCCAATGTCCATATTTTTCACCACCTCTAATATCATACTACAACAAAAGTGTCATTTTTGCAACTTAAAAATAAAAAATATTAAAAAAGTGTCATTTAGGACTTTACAAATCTTAAAGCCTGTGCTATATTTTATGTGTCTTAAATGACACAGAACAAAAAGGGAGGTGATTAAATTGGACGGAATTGCTTTAAGGCAGAAGATGGTTGGTGCCGGTATTTTGCATAAGGATTTAGCAAATGAACTTGGAATCAGCAAAAGTGCTCTTAATAGGAAATTGAGTGGCAGAAGTGAATTCGACAGAAGGGAAATTAAGATGATAATTTCGTTATTAAATCTCAGTCCAAACGAGGTAATGTCTATTTTTTTTACAACTTAAGTTTCCAAAAAGACACTTTGTTAAAAGAGAGGAGCTTTTGCTATGAAAACAGAAGATTGGAATGGCTATAAGATTCGTTTTGTTTGGAAAAACGGGGAGTGGTGGGCCGTACTAAAAGACGTCTGCGAAGCTTTAGGATTAACACCTAAATTTGTTAGGCAACGTCTAGACGACGAGGTTGTTTCAAACAACCCCATCGTAGATAGATTAGGTCGTGAGCAAGAGGCGTTGATTGTCAATGAATACGGTATTTATGACACGGTATTTCAAAGTAGAAAACCAGAAGCTAAAGCGTTTAGACGATGGGTGTACGAAATGCTTAAGACCTTACGGGAAGCCTCAGGATTAGAAGGATTTGAAATTTTCTTAATGCTGGATAAGGAGCACCAAAAAGAGACAATGCAAGAGCTTAAAAACAAATTATCTTGCGCCTCTAAAGTAGACTACATCAAAGCAAATACGATCGCCAACAAAGCAGTATCTAATATGCATGGTTACCCAAAAATGATTAAGAAGTCTGAGATGAATCCGCAAATGCTTATCGACAGGGAGCCAATCCTAGAAGATACCGTTAGATTGATGGAGCTGAATGAACAGTTTGATTTAAACTTATCAGTTAGTAAATTGGTTTATCGAAAATATTCCTAGCAACAAGAGGTGATTCTTATGCTTAGAATAGCCGATATTGTTATTTTAACTGGCTATGGCAGAAACAAATGTAGAGACATGATTATCTACATGAAAAGAAAAAATGGCCTCACTTACCCTGAGACCATTATTCCGGTAGATGTATTCTGCAATGAATATCATCTGCCTATTGATTTAGCAATGAAAATTATAACACAAAGAATTGAAAAATGGTAGAGAAAAAGGAGAAAAACAATGGAATACACAATTGAAAATTTTTTAGAAGAAAAGTTTGCTGTTGAGATTAAGACAGAAGAAGAACACAAGAAGTTTTGTAAGTTGATTAAAGAAACCAGGGTACACTGGTTCTCAGGAAATGAAATCGAAAAATTGAGCTATGTTGGAAAGGCTTATATGTGCGTTCAGCTTGGGGGTAATACCTATTTAGGGTGTGATCCTGTCTCGACTTTTACAGGCAAAGGCATTCCGGTGATCAGCCTTGAGAAATTTGTTGAACACAATCGTAAGCCAAATCAAGTCATCGTTATTTATACAGATGGAAAGACAACGACTGCCTTAATGAAAGATGGAAAAAACATCGTGAAAAAAGCAGAAGCAAAATGTTCACCGGAAGATGAATTTGATTTTGCTACAGGCGCATGTATTGCTTTTGACAGATTACTCGCCTTAGGTCGCAATGATCCAGTAGGACCAGAGGGGGCTGTGGGTGCTTCTCAGCAGCCTTTCGTTGCAACGCTTAAACCAGAAGTGCAGGAAATAAAAAGGCCGGCCAAAGATGGGGAATACGTGAAAATGGTTAAAAACTTAGGCCTCCCTTATTGTAAAGTTGGAGATATTGCTAAATGTATAAGTTCAGCAGAAGTATTTCCTGGCCTGTATTTAGCATTTCTTGTATTGCCGCAAGGCGGAGCGCTGGTAGCGGATAAGGATGATTATGTGATATTAGAAGGCTATAAGCCAGAAGTGGAGGAAAAATAACATGGATTTTAGAGTAGAAATTGATTTCAGCCCAAAGGCAAATGACTTACTGAATCGATTAATTGAGACTTTCGGCTCTGTTAATAAGACTGTAGTTCAGACTGAATCTGAAAAAATCACAGGTGAAATTGTTAGTTCCGAAGAATCAGAGCAAAAATCTGAAGCAGTAAAAGAAGCGACGGACGCAAGGGCTCTAAGACAAGCAATTAAGGACTTATCAATAGATATTGCCCGTTCTGGCAAGAGTGCTGAGATTAAAGTGCTGACCAGTGAATATGGTGTTGAGAAGCAGTCCGACCTGCCCGATGAAGTCTTAGAAGAATACATGTCTAAGCTAAAGGAGATGTAGACTGATGGACCATTCAAAAAGAGAACATGCCCGTTTGAGTGCAAGTTCAGCCCACCGATGGCTAAACTGTACGCCATCAGCTTTGTTTGAAGAAAACTTTGAAGGTGTTGCCTCACCGTTCGCGGTTGAAGGAACTTATGCGCATGAGTATGCGGAGGTAGCGTTAAGAAAAGCACTGAAACAGGAAGTGCCGAACATTTCTGGTGTTACAAAGAAGGCTAAAGCTGCTGGATTTGACATCGACGAGATGAAGACACATGCAAAAGAGTATGCAGATTATGTTGAATCAAAGATTACTGACCCGAAGCATTCAATCATTATCGTTGAGCAAAAAGTAGATTTTAGTAAATATGTTCCTGACGGCTTTGGCACCGCAGACTGTGTCATTATTCAAGACGGGGTTTTATCCGTTGTTGATTATAAATACGGCAGAGGTGTTGAGGTAAGTGCAGAAAATAACCCGCAGATGATGCTCTATGCTTTAGGGGCTATTGAGGAATTTTATTTCCTGTTTGAATTCGATACCGTGGAGATGTGCATATTCCAACCAAGATTAGATGCCATCAGCGAATTTTCAATGAATGTCTATGATTTACTGCGCTACGCTGAACGATATATCAAGCCAAGAGCCAAGATGGCGAGTGAGGGTGAAGGTGAATACGTGCCAGGAGATCATTGCCGATTCTGTAAAGCAAAAGCAAAATGCCGAGCCTTGATGAAATTCACTGAGGATACACTCATGAAGGATTTTGATGATATCTCAGATGAGCCATTGACTGAGCCTGCAGAACTTACCAACACAGAGTTGGCTAATACATTAGCTGCGGCTTCGATCATACGCGGATGGCTAGATGCGGTAGAAAGCTATGCGCTTGGCTCTATTCTTAATGGAGATGAAATTCCTGGCTATAAAGCCGTAGAGTCCCGTACAAGAAGAAGTTACATTGATGAAAATGCGGTCATTGAAGCATTAAAGAACTACGGCTGTAAAGATGATGAAATCTTTAGGCAAAGTGTTAAGACCATCACGGAGATGGAAAAACAGCTTGGAAAGAAGAAATTTCAGGAAGTGCTTGGCGACCTGGTGCAGAAACCAAAAGGCAAGCCAACCATTGTTCCGATTAGTGATACACGAGAAAGTTACAGATTAGAAGATGAATTTGAAGTAGAAAAAGGAGAGTAGATTAACATGTCAACAAAAATGAGATTAAACAACGTGAGAGTTGCGTTCCCTAAATTATTTCACCCAGAAGCTTTTGGCGGTGGGGAAGCGAAATTCAGTGCCGTTATCTTGATTCCTAAGGATCATCAACAGATTAAGGATTTAGAGAAGGCAATTCTTGAAGAAGGAAAAACAAAATTTGCAAAACAATTAGCTAAGGATAAATGGCCTTCCAGTTTAAATTATCCATTACTTGATGGTGATGAAAAAGCAGAAGATTATCCAGCTTTTGAAGGATGCTACAGAGTTAATGCTAAGGCAAGAAATAAGCCTTTAGTAATTTCTCCAACAAAAGAAAGATACGATGAAGAAGAATGCCCAATCGAATCAGGTTCTTATGTCAATGTCGTTATCAGTATAGCTGCTTATGACAACGTGGCTAAAGGGGTTGGTATCTATTTGTCAGGTGTACAATTCAAAAAAGCAGGAGAACTCATTGGTGGTGGCGCAAGTGTAGACGATTTTGATGAAGACACTGAAGCGGACGATGACTATGATTTCTAATCATGTTATGCACGTAGACATCGAAACGTACTGTGAGCTTGATCTGACTAAATGTGGGGTGTATGCATATGCAACGCACCCCTCTTTTGAAATATTGTTAATTAGCTATGCGTTCGATGATGGACCTGTTAGAGCCATTGATCTAGCATCAAATATTGAAAATTTTATTCCGGTTGAATTTTGGCAGGCGCTAGATTCAGATGTGTTCGTCAAAGTTGCACACAACGCTTCCTTCGAGATGGTGTGCTTGAATACGAAATGGCCGGGGAAAATCATTCCAAGTCAATGGCAGTGCACAATGGCTATGGCTTTACAGAACGGGTTTCCGGGCAGTCTGAAACAACTGTCAGAAGTGCTTAAACTGGAAAAAGGAAAGCTAGGTATTGGCGGGTCACTGATCAATGTATTTAGTAAACCGTGTAAGCCTACCAAAGCGAATGGCGGAAGAACAAGAAATCTTCCAGCGCATAACCCTGATAAATGGGAAATGTTTGTTAAATATAACATTCGGGACGTTGAGGCAGAGCAGGAAATATACATCTATCTGACCCATTACGGTGTTAAAATGCCTGAATTTGAAAGAGAAGTTTATTTGCTGGACAAGAAGATAAACGACCGGGGAGTCAAGGTCGATATGACACTTGTTGAAGGTGCGATTGCTATTGATGAGGCCGAGGGTGAAAAGAACACAACTGAGCTTCAGACTATGACAGGGTTAGAAAACCCAAACAGCGGTGTTCAGTTCAAATCATGGCTGTCTGAAATGGGCTTAGAAGTTCCAAGCTTTACAAAAAATACTGCTCAAGAGCTTTTGCAGTCTGTTGATGACGACTTTATCAAAAGAGCAATAAAACTTAAGCTTTTAATATCAAAAACCTCTACGGCTAAATATGAAGCAATTAAAAGGTCTGTGTGTAAAGATGGCAGAATACACGGGTTGTTTCAATATTACGGAGCAAGTCGTTCCGGCCGTTTTGCAGGCAGACTGGTTCAATTACAGAATCTCCCCCAAAACCATATTGGCGGTAGGGAATTGGATACTTTGAGAAATTGCATCAAAGAACGCGATGGTGATCTGATTAATCTCATATGGGGAAATGTTCCAGATATGTTAAGTCAGGCCATTAGAACGGCGCTTGTAGCTAAAGAAGGCCATAAATTTATTGTGGCGGATTATTCAGCCATAGAAGCAAGGGTAATCGCTTGGTTAGCCGGGGAGAAGTGGCGCACGAAATTATTTGAATCAGGCGGCGATATCTATTGCGAATCGGCTTCACAAATGTTTGGTGTGCCTGTTGTCAAGCACGGAGTTAATGGCGAACTAAGACAAAAAGGGAAGGTTGCAGAATTGGCCTGTGGATACGGCGGCGGAGTCGGTGCGTTAAAAGCTATGGGTGCAGATAAAATGGGACTTTCAGAGCAGGAAATGCAGGACATTGTGAATAAATGGCGCAAATCAAGTCCGCATATCATTAAGTTCTGGAAACTGATTGACAGCGCATTTAGAGAGGTCGCTGAAAATGGCGGTATTCAAATCGTAGCTAATAAAATTTCAATTGAAAGGATAGGAGCGAGCGTTATCATTAACCTTCCTTCTAAAAGACCATTAATTTACAGAGATGTGAAGCTCGGTGCTGTTGCAGATTCTAATGACATCACTTATATGGGGCAGAACCAAACGACAAAAAAATGGGAAAGAATTAAAACCTATGGCGGTAAGCTGACCGAAAATGTTGTGCAGGCTATTGCCAGAGATATACTTGCCATTGCTATGTTAAGGCTTGACAGAGAAGGCTATGAGATCGTTGGACATATCCACGATGAGGTGATCATTGAGGCACCTCAGACTGCAAAAGTCGAAGATGTATGCCAGATCATGTGTAAACCGATGTCCTGGTCAAAAGGACTTTGTCTCAATGCGGCTGGTTACGAAACGCCATATTATTTGAAAGATTAGGTGATTAAAATGGGCAATTTAAAATTTGATATAGCGCTGGGCAGGAGCCGAATGCAAGCCAAGTGGAAAAATGTCCAAATGACTTGGGGAGAACTGGCCGAGAGACTGCAGAAGCCGACTATTACGCAAGAGACAAAAGCGGAGTTCCTCCGCATGAAAAAGGCAGAGCAGGATAACATCAAGGACGTCGGAGGCTTTGTTGGCGGATACCTTACAGATGGCCGTCGTTCAAAGGTCAAACATCGGCAACTGGTGTGCCTTGACGCAGACTATGCTGTCAAGGGCTTGGATGTTTGGGCGGGTTTCATCAAAGTGTGGAACAAAAAAGCACTGCTATACAGTACACATAAACATCAGCCCGAAAAGCCAAGATTGCGTTTGGTTATTCTGCTTGACAGGCCAGTGGCACCGGATGAATATCAGGCTATCGCAAGGAAAATAGCACAAAAAATCGGCATCGATGCCTTTGATGATACAACATATCAGCCACAGAGGTTGATGTATTGGCCGAGCCATAGTATTGATGGGGAATATGTTTTCAGAGAAAATGGCGGAGATATTCTGTCGGCTGATTCAGTTCTTGCTGAATATGTTGATTGGAAAGATATTACTGCCTGGCCAACCAGCAGTAGATTTACAGACATTGTTGAGAGCCACGCAGGAAAGAAGCAAAAGGATCCTAGAGAAAAAGATGGCATCGTCGGTACTTTCTGCCGGACTTACACGATACGGGAAGCAATTGAGAAATTTGTTCCTGACTATCAGCCTTGCGGTGATGACCGCTATACATATGTAAAGGGCAGTACCAGTGCTGGGGTTGTTATTTACAACGATGTATTTAGCTATTCCCACCATTCTACTGACCCAGCCTCAGGAGTATTATGCAATGCCTTTGATTTGGTAAGACTGCATAAATTTGGTGAATTGGATGAGGACGTTAAGGCTGGGACACCCGTTGGAAAATTCCCTTCTTGGACTGCGATGAAGCAATTAGTTTATTCAGACAAGAAAGTCATTGAGGTAATGAGTAGGGAGCGATTAACCGAACAAGGGGCGGATTTAGCGCTTTTTGAAAATGAAGGAACCGATTTAAGTTGGACACAGAATTTCATTCTAACCAATAAAGGGGCAAAAGCGCAAATCGTTGAAAATGTAAAGCTCGTTCTTGAAAATGACCCGCTTTTTAAAGACAGAATCGGATTTAATGAATTGGAAAATGCTAAGGCTCTTAAATTGGACCAAGACTGGAAACCTTCTAAGTCTTGGAGAAGATACCGTGATGTTGATGGAAACAAAATGAGAAACTACTTTGGTGAAAAATATGATCTGCGGAATATGACTAAAGTTATTGATGACGCTGTAGCTGAAATAGCTAATGCCAACAGATTTGACCCGATCAGAAGCTACCTTGATAAGCTTAAATGGGACGGAAATCCCCGCGTTGATACTTTATTAATTGATTATCTAGCGGCCGAGGACACCGAGCTGACAAGAGCTGTAACGCGAAAGACACTATGCGGTGCTATAGCCAGAGCCTATCGACCAGGCACTAAGTTTGATACGATGCTCATCTTTGCGGGCAAACAGGGACTTGGGAAATCACTGCTGTGGAAAAAGCTGGGGAAAGAATGGTTTTCTGATTCCCTAACCTCTTTTAAAGGAAAAGATGGCATGGAGCAGCTGCAAGGGCGATGGATCATCGAGATTGGAGAACTGGCGGCTTTTAGACGTTCTGATGTCAATGATCTAAAGCAATTCATCTCCAAGACTGACGATACTTATCGAGGCGCTTATAAGGCCGAAGTTGAAAATCTCCCAAGAAGATGTATCTTCGTCGGAACAACAAATGACTCTACTTATTTGCGGGATACGACCGGCAATAGACGATACTGGCCTGTTTATCAGCAGGATGGCGTCATGCCGACGAAAAGAAGCTGGGACCTGACAGACGAAGACATAGACCAGATATGGGCAGAAGCTAAGTTTCTATGGGAAAACGGAGAGACACTCTATTTAGATAAGGACTTATCAGAGGAAATGCTTAAACAGCAGGAACGTGCGATGGACGAGGACCCAAGAAAGGATTTAATTGTGGCCTATTTGGAAAAACCGGTGCCTAAAGACTGGTACCAAAGAAATGCTGAACAAAGAGCAGAGTTTCTGGATAACGAAGATGCCTGGGAATTGGGTGTCATGAAAATGCATAAAGTTTGCGCGGCATGGATATGGGAGGATGTGTTCAGAAAGAGTGTTGAACGCATGGACCTTATAGATGCCAGAATGATTAACTCAATTTTAGATTCTTTGCCTGATTGGTCACGCAGACGTGTAAGAATCAAGGGCAGAGTTCATAAAGGATTTGCGCGAAGAGATGGTGATCCTGATGAAAAATAACACCAGAGAAAACCAAATTGAAAACTATTTAAAACTTCAGGCAGAACGCTTTGGCGGTCTCTGCTTGAAGTTCAAAAGCGCCTATGCCGGTGCGCCTGATAGGATTGTAATTCTTGATGGTAAAGTCGCTTTCGTTGAATTAAAAAGGCCAAAAGGCGGAAAGTTGAGCAGCCTTCAAAAGTATTGGGCAAGGAAACTGGCTGAGCAAGGCTGTCTATACGCTCTGCTTAAAAATAAACAAGAAGTTGATCACTTTATTTTGGCGATGAGATTGGGGGTGCAGCAGAAATGAATTTTAAGCCCTATGGCTATCAAAAGAAAGCCATTGATTTCATCGTCAAGAACCCGAAATGCGGTTTGTTTCTTGATATGGGTCTAGGCAAGACTGTCAGCACTTTGCTTGCCATTGATGAGCTCATGTTTAACCGATTTGAAGTTACTAAGGTCTTGGTCATCGCTCCTTTGAGAGTTGCTTCTGCTACTTGGCCAAGTGAAATTGAAAAATGGAATCAAACTAAACATTTCAAATATTCTGTGGTCTGCGGAGAGCGAAATAAGCGTATAGCGGCACTTAATGCAAAAGCCGATATTTACATCGTCAACCGAGAAAACGTTGTGTGGCTGATTGATAATTGCGATTGGGATTTCGATATGCTGGTCATTGATGAATTATCCAGCTTCAAGTCTACACAGGCCAAACGATTCAGGGCCTTAAAGAGAGTCATCAAACGCTGCAAACGCGTAGTCGGCTTAACTGGGACACCTCAGCCTAACGGATTGATTGACCTTTGGCCTCAGATGTTTTTGATAGACCAAGGGCAAAGACTGGGAAAGACAGTTACTTCGTTCAGAAATAAATACTTTAGGCCAGGGAGAAGCAATGGATATGTCGTTTACGAATATATACCACTGGCTTCTGCTGAAAAAGAAATTTATGACAAGCTTTCAGATATCTGTATGTCCATGAAAAAAGAAGATTACCTGGACTTGCCAGAAAAGGTTTTCCATGATGTTGAGGTGAATCTTGAGGGCAAAGAAAAGCAACTGTATAAGGAATTGAAAAAAGAAGCTCTGCTTGAATTGGAAGGAAAAGAGATCGTTGCTTTAAACGCTGCGGCTGTTAGCAACAAGCTCCAACAGTTAGCTAATGGTGCTGTTTATGATGAGAATCATACGGCTGTTACAGTGCATGATAAAAAGCTCGATGCACTTGAAGAATTGATTGAGCAGGCGAACGGTTCTCCGATCCTCGTGTTTTACAGCTTTCAGCACGATAAACAACGAATCCAAGCAAGAATACCAGATGCTCGAGAAATCGTCACTACAAGCGATATAAACGACTGGAACGGTAAGAAAATACCCGTCGCTATTTGTCATCCTGCCAGTGTTGGACACGGACTCAATCTTCAAAAGGGTGGACACATCATTGTTTGGTTCAGCTTGACGTGGTCATTGGAATTATACTTGCAGGCCAATGACAGACTGCATAGAAACGGACAGACAGAAGCTGTTCAAATCTATCATCTTATTGCTAAAGGGACGATAGATGAGCAGATAATGCAAGTTTTGAAAGAAAAAAACACAAAACAAGAAGCCTTGATGGCTTACTTAAAATCAGAGGTGGAAAAAATATGACAATTAATTTAACTGAAAAGGAATTAGCAATCGTTAAGATGGGGCTTGTCGAGCTGGATAAACAAAGCTGTTATGGCCGACAAGTCACAGACCTATTGCATAAAATCGAACACTTACAACTTGAAAGAAGGAAGGAAGGAAAATACATATGAAGCTGAATAGTATCAGACAAGGAGACGTTTATTTAACAGAACTACCACCTAGTTATGACCGAAGTGTCATTGGTTCCAGAAGGCCCTGCGTGGTTGTCACCAGTAACTACGCACTCAGTATGGGAGCTCGTTCTGTGACTGTTGTTCCATGTACAACAAAAGATTATCACCCAAGCTTAGATACACATATTTCTTTATTTTATCCACTTGAGAAACCATCTACGGCCCTTTGTCCGCAAATTACGACAGTTCCATTAGATTCTTTAAGGCGAAAGATCGGCTCGCTAAGTGAGAAGGATCTTATCGAAGTCAAGAAGGGCATCATGCTCGCTATTGGGTGTTTATAATGTCGCAGTTTCAGGAAAGAATTTCCGCAGCTATCAAAGAGGGACGAGCCGGAAGGGGCAAGTGGGCAATTGCCAAGCGCCCAAGGAGAGCTGTGGCTAAAAGTTTAAGTAATGAACGGGACAAGTTGTACGCAAAGAAAGTCAGAAAATTCGCTAAAGAACATGGCCGAGTTCCCACAAGAGAAGAAGCAAAAGGCATTGGTATTGACCTGAAATATATCAGAACGCGTTTTGGCAAATTTAAGAACTTTTTGGCCTTGTGTAATCTGGGCTGTAATATACACCACTATAACACCAACGGCAGGAAAAAGTATGTAGCGCTTGATATGCAAAATAGGTATACCGTCGAATGCCAGGGTCTGGCTCGTGAAGTGGCTGACCATCTAAACTTTGAAACATATCCGCTCATCTCTTACCGCAGCCTTTTAAAGCCCGTTCACAAAAGATATTTGATTTTTTCTAAAGAAGACTATGAAGGGGGAAGATGGATGGCTTCAGTTATCGGATTAGCTGAAAAAGATAAATTGGCAGTAATCATTAGAACCATGTCAAGCGATGATTATGGCACGATTATTGATGCATTAAATTATTATGGTGCTAACGATCATATCACAAAAAACGTGGAGCGCATGAAGAAGCTGGCCGAGAAATGGGAAGGAGCGAGCTATGAAGACGTTCTTAATGCTGGACAAAAATGATATCACAAAAGTGTGCGGAACTATTACTATGGCTGAATTGATCTCAGGGATGGGAGCTAAACAGTCGAGCACTGTTTACGCTCTCATCAATGAGGGGCGCCCCTACCAAGATAAATACATCATTATCGAAAGCGATGCCGGAGAAACATCTTACCGCAGTGAAAAATATAAGGTGTTCATGACTCGCGGGGAAGATAGATTTATTGTCACAGAGAGCGGAAAGGTGTTCATCGAAGGACATCGCAATAAACAACTCAAACCATTCTGGTCAAAAGGCCGTCTAGTTGTAAGATGCGATAAAACTATGTTTACCGTTGCTAGACTTGTCGCTGAACACATTAATGGTTGGAACATTGAAGGTAAGTGCATCGGATTTAAAGACGGAAATCCAGGCAATGTGGGGGCAAAAAATTTAATGATTATAGGAGTGAATGAGAAATGACTAACGAGGAAATTCTTCAAGCCTTCTATCAAGAATACTGGCGGAGTCCATCTATAGCCGAATTTAAGGCTTGTGGCGGAAAGATGGCAGAAGTCCGTAAGAATTATGGCGGATACAGAAAAATGCTTGTCAAATTGAAATATGACCCGTTTGCAGTAGGCGAAAGCATAGAGTTGATAGAAGACGGAGAAGTGGTATTTACTGGTGTGGCTAAAGAAGTTGCGGAAGAGATTGGGTGCAGTGATCCTACCTTGAGTACCGCTTTAAAAAACAATAGACCCGTTCATGGGTATGAAGTGAGAGTCAAACCATTTAAAGGATTAACGAAGGGAGAAAAACAATGATTAGATTGGACGAAAGATTTGTTATTGAACACGATGGCTGTCAGTACATTTTACAGGAAAGTTATGTCGTTCAGAGCGGCAAGGATGCAGGAAGCGTTAAATATAAAAACGCTGCTTACCATCACAGCCTTTCAAGTGCCATTGAAAGTTATTTGCGCCGGTGTCAGGCGGACATCGTGCGTTCGGGCATTTACAGTCTGGCAGAAGCCTGCCAAAAACTAGAGAAAGAGCAAAAACGTTGTGTGAATATTATCGAAAAATTGGAGAAATTGAAATGAGCGTATGGAGATGTAAGTTATTATGCCGAATGCTGGCAGCGTTGTGGTTTAGTTTTCTATTTGGCATGCAGTTAAAGATGGTGGATAAAGGCACACCAGATTACATACTGATGGCAGTTACCGCATTGTTTGTCGTATATGACATTTACGTAATACTTAAGGACAGTAAAGAATTTGAAACAATCCTTCATATGGTTGTGGAATACATTGAATTTCTGGAAGGAAAATGGGGGCAGGGGCGTTAGGACGGGTTACATTCCTGCCCCTCTTTTTTAGAGGAAAAAGCGCATTTTTGACAAGAATTCGACACAATTCACATAATTTGCCGATTTAAAGAGATTTTGAATTCTATAATTTTTAGAGAAATGAATTTAAGAGAATCCTAAACCCAAAAAAAGAAGGGTACACTTGGTACACCTAAGGTACACTTTTGCCTTTTGAAAAATGCTGATTTAATCTATATTATTTATATTAGTGTACTAAGTGTACCAAGTTACCTTATATAAAGTATATATTAGATTATAGAATTTATAGAATTAAAAATTTAGGATTATCATAAGAAATTCTATAATTCTATAAATGAGGTAATATATATTTGGAAAATTCTATTCGGTGCACACACACGGTACACACTTCATGCCCTAGGGCGGGCGTGTGAAGGGCGTGGGATGTAAAAGGTATGGGTGGCCCCCTGCGCAGATGGGTTTTGGGATGTACTACCCCAGGTCGTACAGATTTTATGGCCTGAAAGGTAACTAACTAGGACGCTTGACCTAGATGTTGAATCTGAAAATCAAAAATGATTTTCAAAATTTGAAATAAAATTTCAGAAAGGAAAATTTTTATGGGAAGAAAACCAATTAAAATCTCGGAATCCGAGAAATTAACAGCAAAAGAGCTTCAAATCGAGGCTCTGGACAATTACAATCAATACAGCGTTTCGACTTTACGTCAAATGCTTAAATTAACCCCGGTCAGGATTGATGACACCGATGCGATCATCAACAGGGCAGAAAGGTATTTCAATCTTTGCGAAAAGAACCAAAGAGTTCCAACGGCAAAAGGCTTAGCGGCAAATATCGGGATTCACAGCAGTACGATGAAGGCATGGCTTGAAAATCATCCTGATCACGATACTTCAATCTTTTTGGCGAAGGTTTTGGACATCATGGCCGATAATCTGGAACAAGGATTGCTCAGTGGGAATACGAATACGGTCGGCTCGATATTTCTTTTGAAAAGTCAACACGGTTACAGAGAAGCTCAGGAAGTTGTCATGCGACATGAAAAATCTGAGAAGAAAACCTTATCTCAGCTTGAAGCTGAAATCGAATCTGAAATCATTGACGCAGATTTTAAAGAAATCTGAAAATGAAAATCCGTTTTTGCATATCCGTATGCAAGAGCACAAAAAAACACCCTAGCATGTGGTTGGGGTGTTTTTGTCGTATCCGTGGCTTATATGGGCTTGCCATGGCCGGTTTGCCTAAAGCTCGATAATTCGCCTGGCAGACCTTAAATGCCGCCTGGCAAGCCTATTTTGCCAGGTTTAAAGGGCATAAGAAAAGGGCCTCATTTATTGAAGCCCTTAAGGATTCCCGCCGCGATGATCACGGGGAGAATGAATAGCACATAGAAGAAACCAAAGCATAGATAGAAAATAGCTTTAAACAATAGTTTAATCATAGCGACCACCTCAACGCTATTGTATCACGCTGGGGCGGTCCTCGCTATAAGAAATATCGCCGATTGCTATGGTGGTAAAGGATTGTTCGGCCCAGTCAACGGTCACTATCTGATTCCAGTTGTTAACGCCTATGCTTTTGTACTTTGAATTGACTTCCAGATTTACCGGGCGGTTGTCGCTGTAGAAAGTCAGGCCGTCTTCTGGCTCATAGATAACCAGCATGTCGGTCAAGGCCTCGAAAACGTCGATATTATCGACAACGATCTTTTCGCCGACTGTAGCACATTCAAGAAGAAGCTCTGCCTCACTGATATCGTCTTCATAGCTGTAATACTCTTCATACATTTTGTCATAGTTAGTATATTTCCAGCCACCAAAGTAGGTTTCAAGATAGCTAGTATTGCTATAAAAAAGCCCGTCAGCCTCTAAAAATTTGCCGTAGGTCTTGATGTTTCCCTGGCTGTCAATGAATGCAAGTTTTGACGACCCGATTATTCTATTAATCAGCTTGTCGAACTTGCCGGAAATCGCGCCAGGAAGCAAGCTCACGCACTCTTTGATAAATGTTTGAGTATCATTCAGCACGCTTCCTTTTTCTGGCTCAAAATCGCTTAAAACACCGTTGTGTGCCATTCCTAAGTCGGTTTTGATGTAAGTGGCCCTTAAGTCCTTATCATTTTCAGAGATCGGAAAAGGGTGGCAATTGCCCTCATCGGAAAGCCCGCTGGTGGATATGCGAAAGTGCATTACCAGCGGGATATCTTTCAGGGGTAGCTTTTCGGCTAAAGAGTCAAGGCTTTTTAAAAGTCTGTCATCATCCATGAAGCCCTTATTAATGATGACCTTATGGCTGGCGGGCATATAATACATATAGCCCGCACCGTCTGGATTGTTTTCAAACATGGTTTTTATAGTCTTGTGGCTAGGCATTGCAACGCCCGCAGGTTTTACGCAGATGATACACATTATTGCGCACCCCCTAACACACGGTCAATATTGTTTGCGGTCAGGTGCATATAATGGTGTGCCCAGTCCAGGCGCCATAAGCGACCAGGTTCAAGCAAGGCGTCTTCTGCTCTGCTTTTCGGTACTGCGTAAATATCAGCTTCAGGCTCTGCGTTCTGTCGGATATAAGCCACAAGCACGTCACTGCCCAGTGGTGTTTTCTCTATGAGCTCATGCACTTTTTGATGGAATGCCTCGCAAAGGCTCATGTATTCGCTTTCCAGCTTTTCAAAGTCAAGCACGGCATTACAGATAATGCCGCGACTTCTTGAGTAGCCGGCGCAGTATTCACCCGTAAGCAGATCAGACCAGCTTATCTTTTTTATGTGTTCTGCTTTTGCTATGTTCACGATGTTTCTAACCAGCTCCAAAGAGGCATAAAGAGTAGAGCCCTTAAGAGTGCCTCTAAACAAGCGAAATTCAATTGTAGAGCCGCTTTCTTCATTGTAATAGGTATAATGTCCGGCGTATGTTTTCCCTTTGACATCAACCAGTTTAAGCCCGTCTTTTGGTGTTCTGTCACCAAAGCTGGCGTATTGGTAAGTCCATGACTGACGGCGGGAGAAAGTGAAAAGCTCAGGTTTGAAGAATTCTAAAATCACACGAATTCTTTCTAAAGCTTTATCGCTTAAGTCTCGCTTAGATACATGGACATGAAGCCCACAAGTACCCGCGTCATGGCTCTGGCAACGGCCACGCAGAGCGTCAAGAAGTGTATTGTCATAGTCCAGCTTTTTATGTAAGGCAAGCGTCATAGGCTGGCTGATAAATTCAAAATCAACAGAGCTGTCATATTCACAAGGAAAATAATCATCATCTGCATTCACTGTTTCCAGGGCATCGTCGGCAAGCTCTTCATTGTCGCATTCTACGTTATCGACTTCCAGCTCAAAGCCCACAGGGATGTCATCCTCAGGACTGCCGCTATTCAAGAAGCGCTCTTTATAGCTGCCATCATAACCATGGTAGTCATAGATGACGGGCCTTTCTGGCGCACAATCATTACAGTACCAGTAACCATCAATATAACGGCCCGATGTATCATGTTCAAACCAGTCTCCGCACTCTTCACAATGATAGAGATTATCAGAAGCCCAGTCCGAATACATAGGATAACTGCGCCCCGTATCTTCGGTCACGATGGCGTAATCATCAGATATGAAGCCATAGAACGGATAGTCACACGCCGTCATGCTACAGTCATATAAAAGACTATCATCAAGTCCGACGTCAACACTGTTGCCGAATCTGTCAAGGATGTCTGACCAGTCACAAGTGCTATCATGGATATAAGAGTCTTCATACTCCGAATAAAGACAATCGTCTAAAAAGTAATCAAAACTTTCATAGCCACGCAACTCTAAGAATAAAGCCAGGCTTTCATCCCGTGTACCATCAAAAGAAAATAACTTGTTTTCATAATAAATTCTTAACATAGTCTTGTACCTTCCTTTTTTGTGTGGTACAATCCTAGTGTATATATTGCCCGTCAAAGCTATATACGTGGGGTCGGTGTTATCCAGCAATGGAGTAGCCGGCCTTTTTGTATATGTTATATATACTGTAGGATTGCCATGTATTCAGTTGTCAATGTACTTGGGTGTTGCTTGTTGTGGTCGTTATTTATTGACCACAATCATAGTATACGCTTATTAACGTACAATGTCAATACTTTTTTACTTTTTTTAACGTACATTTTTAATGGTCTTGAAAACAATTGTTTTCAGACCGCTTGTCTTTGGTGCCTGGTTCACCGACGGGGTACCCCACCCCTTTTTTGGAACTGCCCGCAAAGCCCTGCTCAACCCTAAAACCACCCGCAAGAAATAAAAAGGCCCCCAAAATCGAAGGCCAAAAAATCGCGAAAATACAAAAAAGGGGTTGACGGTCATTAAAAAACGTACTAGAATATAGCTGAAAGAGGTGATTTCATCATGAATTTAGCCGATGCTTTAAATGAAATTATTAAGCTCAGGGGACATACTTTCAGATCGCTGGCGAAAAAACTCGGGTATAAAAGTCATGCGAGCATTTCCGATATAGCTATCAGAGGGGACACCAAGGTCTCAATCCTAATGAAAATTGCTAATGAGTTGAACTACGAAGTGGTTCTAAGACCAAAGAACAAAGATGACAGAGTCCAGCATACTATCGTCCTCGACGAATTGCCTGATAGAGTAGACAACCGCGGCAAGTGGAGAGAAAGGACTGAATAATCTATGTCAGAAAACTTTAAGATCATTTACAAGATACTTAAAATCCTTGAGAAAGCGATGTCTGTTGAAGAATTTGACCCACAAATCATTTCAGCCAAAGCCTTGTCGATTCCAGAACCGCTTTGGAAGCGGATTATGGCCTTACTGGTCGAGAATGGCTACATTTCCGGAGTCAAGGTCGTCAAAGACTTTTCAGGCTGTCAAATTGTCATATCGCGTCCAGATATAACGCTGAAAGGCTTAGAGTACCTGGAAGAGAACAGTTTGATGAGAAAAGCCGCAGACATAGCCAAAGGGCTTGCAGATGTAGTGTTGTAAAGTGCAGTAAAAAAATTTTTTCATAATTTGCAAAAAAGTTGTAAATATAACTTATAAGTAATATAATTTCTAAAGAAAGGGGATATAATAACACAAATGGATGCTTTTGCCGAAGCGTTGGAGGGCAATAGAAAAATTGAGTTAGCTGAGGGATTTATAGACGATATGCAGGAGTTGCTGACAAACACTCTGAGAGGACATTTAATTTCATTTACTAAACAGTTTCGTCATCAGATTGGTTTTATAAATGATCATCCTGTGCAAAAATTAGTTAAAGTTGACTCCAATGAAGTTTTGAAACATGTAAGTACTACGATGTATTCTCTGCATTTGAAAGGCACAGGGTATAATGTGCGTTTCTTGTGCGCCCCAGAAGGAGAAAAAATTGTTTTTTTAGTCGCTTTCAATGAAAAATCAGGGAAAAGTAATACCGGGTATAAAAAGTATATATCCATTGCTGAAGAACGTTTAATAAAGTGGAGGGATAGAGAAGATGGGTAAAGATATGCTTAAGGAACTTTTTAATATGTTTGACGGCGTTTTATCTGATGAAGAAATTAAAACTACCGATTTACTAACCAAAATCGCGAGTCGGATAACAAAATGCCGATTGGAAAGGAACATGACACAGAAAGAATTTGCACAGCTTTTAGGTATTAGCCAGGCGATGGTGTCAAAAATGGAGAGTGAGAACTATAACTTTTCAATTGAGACACTGTCGAAAATTTGCTGCAAATTAGGGCTGGATTTAGATATCAAAATCGCAAGCGAAGAAGAGAAAGCGGCGGATAGAAAAAATTATTCTTTTAACATAGCGTCGCAAAGTATTGAAAAAGACACTTTATATCGAGACTTAGTTACTAAAAAGAGGGTAGTAACAAAGTATAATCTTGCAAATTAAACGCGAAAGGAGAAAGGTATATGGATAATACAGTTTACGCAAATGGGATTCAATGCACATTTGATGATTCGGGCAGAGAAATGACTATCAATTTTTTGCTTACTACACCAATCATAAATGATGCGGGCGCATTAGAGGCAAAAACCCGCACGGTTTCAAATGTTGTGATGACTCGTGAGATGGCAGAAAGTCTTAGAGATTCTTTGGATGAGCTTATACAAAAGACATCTCGTTAAAAATGACGATAACCAAATAAAAACCCGTCAATCGGTTCAATAATGAGCCGGTTGGCGGGTTTGTTTTATTTGTTTAAACTCAAATCCTTAAATTTAGGAATAGCCGTCAACATAGACTTCCCATGCTTTATCTGTGTTTAATGACTTGGCATGTAAGAAAGCTCCGCGTTCTGTCCAGAGGTAAAGCTTGTTCGCGTTTGGCAAAAGGTCAATTTGTCCGTTTGCCCTAAACTCTTTCAGCTCTTGCCCAGTTAAACAGTAGAAATGCTTGCCTTCCTGATGCCGCTCTTTTTAACGATTCATCATTTTGATGAATTGATTTAAACCGCCCTAAAATTTAGGAAGGCCCCAAATTCGAACCTAGTTGATAACGAGAGGTTTTTAACCAAAGAAAAAACGCTTTCGTTAAATTTCCATAAGTTTCCAAAAATGTCTTGACATTTGTTTGTACATAAGTTATATTTTGTTTGTACAAAATTTAAACAAGGAGGTTCTATATGAGTCCTAGAACAGGGCGGCCAACTATTGCTCCAAAGCGAACTCGTGTTGGGGTGAGACTAACGGACGAAGAAATACTGATGCTAAACTATTGTTCTACTTACTATGGAAAAACAATGACAGAAATCATTTCCATGGGTATCCAACAGATATTCGACGAATGTTATGACGGCAGACCATTAAAGCGTAGAGCAATGGCGGCCAAATAAAAAAAAGAGCACTGCACCCTGAGAAAGTCGCGCTCTATACCTATTAAGGCACAATTATTGTACTACATTGTGCCAAAAAAATCAAATGAAAAGGAGAAGAAGCACAATGGAATTACAAGTAACCGACCTTAACGGTCAGGCTGTCATTGACAGCAGAGAAATCGCAAGAGAAATTGAGATACAGCATAAGGATTTGTTGAAAAAGATAAGATTTTATGAGGAAATTTTAACCGGCGCAAAATTCCGCCCGTTAGATTTCTTTATCCCTAGTACCTATCAAGATGTAAAAGGAGAAAAAAGAGCTTGCTACCTTTGCACAAGAAAGGGTTGTGACATGATAGCTAACAAGTTGACAGGAAAGAAGGGCGTACTGTTCACCGCCTGCTATGTTGGGGCCTTTTACGAAAAAGATGAAAAGATTAAGAGCCAACGTTTAGAAGCGGCTGATCCTAAGCAAGTTGTTGAAAGTGTCTTAAGAATGATACTAGCGCATGATGATGAGATAAAGACTTTGAAAGGGCGCTTAGAAGCCGTAGAGGGTTTTGCCACCCGTCCGACGCCGCTGATTCAGGAATCATTGTATCTTTCCCAACAAGCTGGGAAAGGTGAAGAATGGGAAAAAGTATATACGCATACAAGCTCTGTTATCAAAACGCGTGTAAAACGTATTTGCAAAGACAATGGGCTGAATTATGTCATTGCTGGTCCTGAGATTAGAAAGGCATTAAGAAATGACTATATGCGCCCTAAATACGGCACAAAGTTCAGAACAGAGCTGGACAAAGAGCAATTGGAGCAGTTGGGAAAAGACGTAAAACTTTGGAGCCCTAAAACAATAAAGTTAAAGGCGCCAAGAAAACGTGTGAGGTAATCGTCTATGACTAACGTTCAATTAGAAGAGCTGTTAAATCAGCTTGAACTTATCAATTCTGTTTCACTTGTCCTTTCAGTCGCTGCATCCAGCGACTGTCAGGTCAAATTATACGAAAGAGACATCGAAAATCTCGCAACAATTATCAATGATGGCCTTACAGACGCCATTGATCATATAAAAGAGGCGATGAACGCATGAAATATGGCTACATCAGAGTTTCTACCAAAAAACAAGAGCTGGCAAGACAAATAGACAGCTTAGAACGCTACACAGAAAACATTTTCACCGATAAACAAACAGGTAAAGACTTCCAGCGTGAAGAATACCTTAAATTAAAGACCGTTATCCAGTCCGGCGATGAGCTTTATATCCACGACCTTGACAGACTTGGACGAAACAAGCAGGGAATCAAAGATGAACTGCAGTGGTTCAAAGACCATGGTGTCATTGTCCGCATTCTCAATATGCCTACCACATTGATTGAGATTGAAGGGCAGGAGTGGATATTGGATATGATCAATAATATTATCTTAGAGGTCTTGGCCTCTGTCGCAGAGCATGAGAGAGAGGACATCTCTCGGCGGGTAACAGAAGGTTTGAATTCCGCTCGTAAGCGTGGTAAAATCTTAGGGAGACCGAAGACTTCCTCGGATAAGATAGCAGCTGTCACAGCGCTGATGGAAGAAGGATTAAGCCTGAACAAAGCCTGCAAGCAAGTGGGCATTGGGAAATCCACCTATTATAATGGCTTGGGCGTAATAAAAGGCTGAGCGCCAATCCGCATATAAGCGGTCGCCCTAAAAAACCCCTAACAAAAAACCAGTATTTTTGGCGACGTGCGCACGGTAGCCACTGGCTTGCAAAGACTGCGAGGGGGATTGGCTTTGAGGCAGTCAAAGCAAGAAAACTAAATATCAAGAGCCATGAGCCTATTCATTGATTGAGTGGGCTCTTTTTTTATTTTATAATCGAGGTGATAAAGTGAGTTCAGTTGAAGAATTAGCGGCCAAAACAAATGACATGTTTAAGAAAAATGAACTTGCAGACATCGCCTTTGCAGACGGAGATATAAAAACAGGGATTTCTCTTGTCCGAGAGGCAAGGGCCTTTTTTGCTAAAGAAGCTTCAAACAGGGGCAACAATCCTGATGACAGGGCTATGTTTCTTGATTTGTATAAGGAATCCTATTTCAAAACAGCGCCGTATGTTTTTGAAGATTACATGATGGCTTTGGAGTCCAAACGTCCAGTGAGAGAAAGATTCTATCAGCCAAGGCGAAAAAAGTTAAAAGTGATCGTTGACGCCATTCAGGAGTTAGTCGATGATGAATTGGATGAGCTGTTTATCAGTCAGCCGCCAAGAACTGGAAAGACAACGCTTGTGCTATTTCTTGCCACATGGCTATTAGGCCGGGACCCGGAAAAAGCAAATCTTTACAGTGCCTTTTCAGACACGATCACTACCGCCTTTTATCAAGGCGCCCTGGAAATCATCAACGACGATGAAACGTATGCGTGGCATAAGATTTTCAAAAACACTGAGATTGCAGCTAAGAATTCAAAGCTCAATACCCTGGATATCAAGCGTAAAAAACGATACCCATCACTTACTTGTCGGTCATTGTATGGCACATTGAATGGTGCCTGCGACTGTAATGGTTTTCTAATCAGTGATGATTTGATTGGCGGTATTGAGGAAGCCTTAAACAAAGATCGTATGCTTAGCGCCTGGTCAAAGGTAGATAACAATCTGCTCGCCCGTGCGAAAATGCAGGCTAAGATTTTGTGGGTAGGTACCAGATGGTCTGTCGTTGACCCAGCTGGTATTCGTATCGACCTTTTGGAAAATGATGAAAACTATAAAAATGTTCGTTATAAAGTCATCAATGTTCCGGCATTAGACGGCGAGGATGAAAGTAATTTTGATTATGATTACGGTGTCGGGTTTTCTACGGACTATTATCGCCGGCGTAGAGCAAGCTTTGAAAGAGCGGGGGACCTTGCTTCCTGGCTGGCGCAGTATCAAGGGGAGCCTATCGAACGTGAGGGTGTTCTGTTCAATGTCAATGATCTTCGATTCTATAATGGTGTACTTCCTGACGAAGAGCCCGCAAGACGTTTCGCTGTTGTCGATGTTGCGTGGGGTGGCGGAGATTATCTCTGTATGCCTATTTGTTATGAATATGATAACGGAGAATCCTATATCGTTGATGCCATCTTTTCTCAGGCAAATAAATCCATTACGCAGCCTTTAGTGGCAAATAAAATCATTCAGCATAAGCTGGGTTCTGTCGCTATTGAAGGGAATAATGGCGGGAAAGAGTATAAGGACGCCATTGAGGAGCTGTTGGACAAAAAAGATTATAAATGCCGGTTAAGCGCGAAAAATGCACCCACCACAAAAGCAAAAAGTGTTCGTATTTTTGAATCTGCACCCGATATCGTTGAATTTTGGTTCCTTGAAGATGGCAAGCGAAGCAAAGATTATCAACAGTTCATTCAAAATCTTCTGAGCTTTAAGATTCTTGGAAAAAACAAGAATGACGATGCACCGGACGCTATGGCGCAGTTAGTTAAAGCCAAATATTTCGGCCAGTCGGTAAAGGCTCATGTGACCAATAAGAGCTATTTTTAATTGGGTCACACTTAAGTAGAATTTCATTTTTACTGTATTGTATAATACGATGGTAAACAGAGATCTGTATTCCATTGTTTTTGTGATGTGATTTCTTCCAATTCTATTCGATTCAAAAATCATATTAGCCACCTCCACTTATTATGATTAAACGTTATTTTAGAGTGTGTCTTTTGTGTCTGTTTACAATGAAAGGGGGCTTAAATTAATGCGGCGAGTAATTTACTGCCCTCTTTGCCTTAAGAAAGGTAAAAAGAAACTATTAGCAAAAGTTGATTGTAACGCTAAAGGTACTTTGTATCTTTGGTGCAAGGAAGATAAAAAAGAAATTCAAATAGATTTAGAGCCTATGAGCCAATCAGAACGTACATAGTACGTTAGATCGGCTCTTTTATTTTAAGAAAGGATGTGTGCGGATGAGCGAAGAGATCGAATTTATGGAAAAACCATCACATTACGGCCGGATTCCCATCTACACATCTGAAACAACCATCAATTCTGAAAATATTCGGACGATTGTTGAGAAGGCAATGAACACGCATGAAAAGAATCGTCGGGATATTCGTTTTTTGATTGATTATGAGAAGGGCAGACAACCAATCCTTGACAGAATCAAAAAGGTTCGTCCTGAGATCAACATAAAGTCAGTGCAGAACCATGCATCGCAGATTGTTGATTTTAAGTTGGCCTACGTGTTTGGATCGCCAATCAATTACGTACAGCGTGCTGAGAAAGAATCAAAAGAATCAGATGTTGAAAAAGACGACACGTGTGTTATGCGTCTGAATGAGATGTTTTATGAAGAAAATAAAGCCTCATTAGATCAGGAGCTGGCTAAAACTTTCCTTACGTGCGGTGTGGCTTACAGAGCTGCTTTTCCTAGAAAATCCCTCGAAAAGAAAGGCATCAGCGACTTTGTTCTTTTGAATTTAGACCCGATGACAACGTTCGTTATTTATTCAGCCGATGTCTTCCATAAAAAAATGCTGTCTGTTACCTATTGGGATGAGCCAGAAGACAGTGCAGTTTTAAAGAAAAGGCATTACACAGCCTATACAGATGAAGATGTATTTACTTTCGATAGCGACCCTTTAGGCCCCATCAGCCGAACGACTAATGGGATAGGGTTAAATCCGATTATCGAATACCGAAATGACTATCAAAAGATGGGCAGTTTTGAGAGAGTGCTAGGTTTGCTTGATGCCATTAATCTATGCACCAGCGACCGAATGAATGGATTAGCCCAATTTGTTCAGTCCTTTACTTGGTTCAACAATGTTGAGCTTGACGAAGACGAGACCAAGAGTCTGTTTGCAGGCGGATCTTTGTTCACAAAGTCAGAGGAAGGACTGCAGGCCAGCGTACAAATCTTAAGTAACGCTCTGCCGCAGAGTGATGCCCAGTCATTAGCTATGGAGCTATACGCCCGTTTATTAGAAATTTGCCATATTCCTGGCAGAGAAGCGTCCTCAAGTTCAAGCACTGGCCAATCAACAATGCTTGGCGGCGGATGGCAGGAAGCAGAGGAAGATGCCCATCGGCAAGAAACGATGTTCCGAGAGGGTGAGATGGAATTGCTTCGGGTTGTCGGCAACATTATTTCACGAGCTGACAATGAAGAACTTAGAGAGATGAAGATTCGAGATATCGACATCAGATTCAGCCGCAATAAGGTTGCAAACTTCCTTGTTAAGACACAAGGGCTATCAAACCTGTTGACAGCGGGTGTTCATCCAAGAATAGCATTTCAAACATCGGATTTATTTACAGACCCACAGCAGGCGTGGCTGGACAGTATTCCTTATTTGGAAGCCATTCAGCCTGTTACGGATTCAGATGATAAGAATCCATCCGGACAGGATATTAAAAGCAACAATCCGGAGACAGTGACAGCTAATCAAAATGAGCAGATGTCATTCGTTAACGGAGAGTAATAAATGAGACAGAGAAGTCTATAATCGCATGATTCATTGAAATGGACAGAGAAGTCCTTAATCGCAGTAAATGACAGAGAAGTCAGAAATCGCAAAGGAGAAGAACATGGAATTAAAGAAAATCTTAGGTGACAAGTATCACGAGGGCATGACCCTTGAAGAAATTGAAAAAGCTTTGGCTGATATTAGCATGGTTTCAGAGGCCGATTATCAGAAGGTGAAAAAAGCAAGTGACGCAAATGCTAAAGAGGCAAGCGAGTGGAAGAAAAAATATCAGGGAACACTCTCGCAGGCGGAATTAGACAAGGAAAAAGCGGACACAGATATGCAGGCTATTCTTGATGAGAATAAGAACTTAAAACGTTCTATGGCTATCAGTGATGCCGCTGCAAATTACGTAACACTTGGTTATGATGCTAAATCTGCGAAAAAAGCGGCAGAAGCGCTTGTTGACGGCGACACCGAGACTTTATTTAAAGTCCAGGCTGATTTCAACGAAAAGCAGAAGAAAGCTATGACAGCTAAGATTTTAGAAGAGACAAGACGTCCAGAAGGCGGCGCAGAAGACCCAGCAAAGAAAATGACGCGCGAAGAATTAGTGAAGATGTCTATTGCTGAGCAGGCCAAATTCGCTAAAGAAAACCCTGATGAATACAAAGAAATTTATGGAATGAAGGAGTAGATGAAATATGGCAAATACACCATATCCTAATTATGTCCTTGCCAACAAGTTTGAAGATCAGTACCAGTCTTATCTGGATTTGATGAATTTTGTTACCGTTGACAATTCTCTTGTTGGCGTGCCGGGCATGAAAAAGAAAATCCGTGTGTATAAAGCTACAGATGGAAATACAGAAACCTTAGCCATGGGTGAAGGAAACACAAAAGCAATTGAAGTTGGCTATACAGAAGAAGAATATGAAGTCGAATTACTGCAGAACCGCTTTATGTACTACGATGAAGAAGCGATGACAGACCCACTGATCATCGACAAAGGCTTAGGTCACCAGGCAGTTGATATGTTCAATACGGCTAATGCGAAGGCAATGGCCGAATTCCAGAAAGCCACTTTATCAGTGACCTGCACTAAATTTGATTTCGACGCGTTTGTTGATGGCGTTGCGGCATTTCCAAAACCAGAACAGGTTGAGACAGGTGGTTTAGGAATCTTCGGACTGGTACATAAAAATGATGTTGCAGAAATCCGTAAGAATCTTAAAGATCAGTTATCTTACGTTGAAGCATATGTGAGAACCGGTTATATCGGAACAATCAATAGCGTGAACTTATATGTTTCTAAGATTGCTACTGCAGGAACAATCATCTTAGCGACAAAAGATGCGGTTACTTATTTTAACAAAAAAGGTACAGAAGTATCGCAGGCAAGAGACTCAGACGATGAAAATATCCGTCGTAATTGGGCATATATGCGTAAATATGGCATCTTTGCTTTTACAGATGAAAACTGGGCAGTCAAATTGACAAAAGGTACTGGAAATTAAAATGATTTCGTAAAGGGGACGGCGATGAAGAATGTTGACACAAATGGATGCGTTAAAATTGCGTTTAGCAAATGAACCGCAATTACAAGAAGATGTGCTAAAAGAGGTATTGGAGAACGCAAAGAATATCATTCTTCTTCGCCGTTTCCCTTTATCAGAATTCCCTTATCAAAATGCACTTGAGGATAAATACCTAGGGCTCCAGATAGACATTGCGGTTGAGCTGTATTCTCGAAGGGGTGCAGAAGGAGAAACATCCCATGTGGAAAATGGCGTTACCCGTAATTATGGTTCTTCCACGGTTAGTTCCGAACTTTTAAGAAGGATTGTGCCGAAAGGGGCAGTCAAATGAGGGATTTACAGAAGAACCAAAGGCCAATCTATTATTCCCTATACGGAAGCGAAGAAAATATTGACGAATGGGGCAACACTGTTAAGGGCTATGGCGAACCTAAGCGTTTAATGGTTTCGCTTTCTGTAAATAAAGGTGAGGCCAATGGCGATGTTTTTGGTAAGGATTTAGACTATGACAGAGAATTCGTCGTCCATGATATCAATTGCCCTATCGACGAGTTCACACATCTGTGGATTGGTATCGGCGCATCAGAAGACTTTAATTACATCGTGAAGAAAGTTGCGGTAAGTTTGAATGCCAAAAGATATGCAATCAAAAGGGTAGATGTCGATGAAAACAATAAAGGTTAAATTATCTTCCGGGGGCATTAAGCAGGCCCAAAAGGAGATAAGAGAATATAGAAGTTCGATTCGTTACAAATTAGCTAAACTGATGACGGCTTTATCCCGCAGAGGCTACAAGTGTGTGGTTCAAAATATATCTTCATTTGATATGCCTTATTCCACGGGAGAACTGCTTAGCGGAGCGGGGTATGAGCATGATAAGAAAACAGCTAAGATCTATGTTATTAGCGATCACGCTGTCTTTGTTGAATTCGGAACAGGTGTTGTCGGTAAAGAGAATCCGTATGAGTTAGCAAGCAAGTTCGGCTACAGATATGACGTTAATGATCATGGCGATGATGGCTGGTACTATTATACGGATAGGCTTCACTGGACAAAAGGTATGTCTTCAAGACCGTATATGCACCCGGCTTTCAATCAGCTAAGAGAAGAAATTAGCGGTATAGCAAAGGAGATTTTTGAGAGTGATAACACATGAGAAAACCATCTTTGACTCAGTGGCGCAAGCGCTGAGAGAAGAATATCCTGGAATTTTTGTTACGGGAGACTATGTCAATGATACTCCGCCATCTTTTCCGTCAGTCGCTATTATCGAAACGAACAATACAGTTAACCATAAGTATTCAACTTTCGATGAAATAGAAAATATTTCTATTTCAGAGATTTATATACAGATTTATTCAAACCTTACCTCTGGTAGGGCAGCACAGTGCAAAAGTATTGCAGAAGTTATAGATGGGGTATTAAAAAAATATCGGTATAGAAGAACACTCAATCAGCCGATACCCAACATCGATACATCGATTGCACGAAGAGATATGAGATATGTAAAGGAGAATGTAACATGGGAGTTGCGTTAAGCACAGCTGGTGTTCAGATTTGTTATGCTGTAGAAACTACGGCCGGGACAAGACCAGCAACTGGGTATACAGGATTACCCGACTTTAAGGCTGTGCCAGAGTTAAATCCAGAGCCTAATGCCTTGGAAACAACCGACTTATCACAGACCGAATATAAAACATATATCGCTGGTTTAAAAGACTTAGGCGGAGCCTTAGGTTTTACAGCGAATTTGACAAAAGAATTAATTACTGCATGGGGTACAGTCATGACAGCTTACGAGACTGCTAAAAAAGCGAATAAGGGTATGTGGTTTCAAATCATCCATCCTGATTTAGACGATGCAGTATTTTTCTCAGGACAGCCGTCAGCTTTAGGCCTGCCAGAAATAGGCGTGGACGCAGTACTTGAAACTACCGTTTATGTTACGCCTGTCTCTGCGCCAGTATGGGAAGCAAAAGTAGAGCCTGGTGCTTCAACAGGGTCTTAATCTATCGGGAGGTATAAACACGCATGAAACAAATTAAATTTAAACATGATGGAAAAGAATATATTTTGGCTTATACCAGGGAATCTGTGGAACGTTTAGAAAAAGAGGGCTTTGATGTACGTAATGTAAATTCAATGCCTATTTCTACAATCCCTATGCTTTTTAGAGGGGCTTTCTATGCTAATCATTCCGACATTAGCAAAGAAAAAATTGAAGAACTATATAGGTTGTTTAAAGACAAACAGAAACTCATTGAAGTTTTGGGGGAAATGATTGCCGATCCCATTAACTCTTTATTTGAGGAACCAGATGAAAAAAACGCAATCGCGTGGGATGCAATTCTTTAGCAGAACCCACAAAAAATCAAAAAAGAATAAGTGAGATATTCAGAGAAGTATTTCCTATGTATCTCGCCATCGGAATGTCATATGACCAGTTTTGGCGGGGAGACCCGGAACTGGTCATTTCTTATCGAAAGGCCGATGAATTAAGACAAAAAAGATCCAATGAGGAAGCCTGGCTGAACGGATTGTATGTTTATGATGCGCTGGCGGCTACGGTTTATAACATGAATCGCAAAAAGAACCAGAATCCAAAAAGCTACATGAATCAGCCGATTGACTTTTCCGCAAAAGCTTCTCGTGAAAGCGAGGAGCAGCGTATTAAAAATGAGAAGTTAAAGGCTGAATTATGGATGCGAAATTTTGTAAAACAATACGCTGAAAAAAGGGGTGGATAAGCCGTGAATGATGAAATGACAATTGACAAATTGGTGATTGAAATCGACGCTGAAGCGGATAGCGCTTTAAAAGGGCTGGAAGCTGCAGCTAATAGCTTATCCAATCTAAAGAAAGCGACTTCAAGTCTTTCCACTCAATTAAACAATACCAGAAAAGCAATCGAAAAGTTTTCAGGTATGAAAGTTGATGTAGATATGACAGGCATGAACAACCTCGCTACTGCGTTGTCAAATCTACAGGGGCTTAATCTTGATGGCGTTACCAGTCAGATATCAGGTGTGTCGATGATGGTGCGTCAGCTGGCATCAGATCTTAATTCAATAAATGGAAACCTAAAACAATTTGAATCCAGCACGCAGTCTGCGGCTTCTGGGGTACAGTCCTATACTAACAGTATGAGCGCAATGGAGATTGCCAATGAATCTTGTAAATCCACATTAAACACCATTGTTAGTTTATTACAGAAAGGTCTTGTCAGCGCCGTAAAACGTGCTGTTAAATGGCTGGCTTCATTGGCAAAAGGCTTTTTACTTCCGGCGAAAAATGCCAATAAACTTAATAGTTCTGTTTTTAGCTTATTTGGCACCATAAAAAAGATGACGCGTTCAATTGCCTCGTGGAGCGCAGCAACAGGCGTTATATCGGCACTTCTGTCAAAAACGATGGAAGAAAGTGCGTCTTATACTGAGGTATTAAATAAGTTAAATGTTTCTTTAGGTGAAAGTGCCCAGTCCGCTAGAGAATATGCAGAAGAAGTTAACAAGGCACTGGGAATAGATGTCAAAGAATTCCTGGATTATGAAGGAACTTTTGGCGCAATGATGAGGGGCTTTGGCGCCTCTGAAAAAAATATTAAATTAATGTCACAGAATTTGACTCAGTTGGCATATGATTACTCTTCTCTTTACGATACTCCGGTTAGCGAAGCATTCAATAAGTTGAATAGCGCAATGTCTGGACAAATCAAGGGGCTAAAGGAGTTTGGTAACAATGTAGCCGTTGCTAGAGTCCAGGAAACAGCTTTAAAGTACGGCATAACTGATCAAATTCATACGTTGGATTCAGCAACGCAGGCATATTTAAGATATATTACAATCATGGAAAACGCCGGTAACACAGGTGTATTCAATGATATGGCAAGAACAATTAACACGGTATCCAATCAGGTTAGAGTGCTAGGAGCCCAATTTACAGCTTTGAAAAGGGCTATCGGAAATGTGGCAGTTGTATTTGCCTCGAAGATTGTTCCAGTTTTAAACGTAGTACTTGGTTTATTAGCGAGAATCTTCAATTTTATTGCAGGGTTATTCGGTTTTAAAGTCAATACTGGCTTAGAATCGGTCGGTAGTCTTAACGATGGTTTGGAAGATGTCGCCGACAGCGCTGATGAAGCGGGCGATTCTATTGGCGGTGCTGCGGAAAAAGCAAAAGAATTAAAGAAATTTTTGGCAGGATTTGATGAAATTAATCAGATTCCTGCACCGGACGAAAGCAGTTCTTCTGGGTCAAGCGCCGGCGCTGGTGCCGGAGCAGGCGGCATTGATTGGGATTCAGAACTGCCTGCATATGATTTTCTAAACGGGCTTGAGTCAGAGTTAGATACAAAGATAGATGAACTGCAGGCAAAGCTTGCAAGATTATTTGATCCGGTTATCAGCGCTTGGGAAGATTGCAAAGCCATGCTCATGCAGTCGATCAACAGTTTTACAGAAGGCATTAAATCCTTATTCAGCGTAATTGGAAATGATTTATTTACCTCATGGCAAATGAATGGGTATGACATTTTCAATAACCTATTTCATATTATTAGCAATATTGCAGATATAGCGGGTACTTTGGCACAGAGGTTTTCTGAGGCTTGGGAAGAAGCGGGTGTAGGAACTTCCATCTTTGACAGCTTATTTAGCGTTGTGGAGCGTGTTTTAGATGAAGTTCGACTGCTAACTGACAAGTTGAAAGAAACCGCAGGACAAGTCGATTTCACGAATCTGATTGAAAGCTTCGATAATTTAAGCTCATCTCTTGAATATGCGGTTAATCGCATTTCAGATGCATTGGGTGAAGATTTCAGGGAAATGGTTTCTAACCTTCTTAGCTTTACAATTGAGGACGGCTTGCCTGGTTTGATTAATGCTGTTGCTGGTGCTGTAGAGGGCTTATCAGATGCGTTTGTTTGGTTAGTAGATAATAAGGAAACTATTCTTGCTATAATAGCCGCCCTCGGAACTCTTTCTATCGCTAAATTTTTATCCGATGATCCAATAGGTAAACTGCAAGATTTTGCAAAAGAATTATCAGAATTTAAAAAATACGAAGATTTAGGAAAAGGGTTAGATAAAGGATTAGGCGCTTTTTCTGATTTTATTTCATCTGCTAAATTAGGTACGGGTGCATTTGCAGCAGCTAAACTCAGTCCTGCAGAGGGTCTGTTTGGTATAGATGTAGGGCCGTTGGATACTTTAACTGCTAAGTTTGAGGCCCTGACGATAGCTGCTCCTAAGTTTGCAGGGGTATTAAAGGGCCTGGGAATAGCTGGCCTAGTCGTAACAATAATTACGGCATTAACTAATGCTTACAACAAATTTGATTGGTTTAGAGAAAAAGTAGGCGAGGCATTTACAAATGTAGGAAAGGTTTTGGATGCTGCATACACCGGTGTCATTCAACCAATTTTATCGGCTTTAGGCCTGTTTATCAGTGAGATTTGGGAAGGGTCAATCAAACCAGCATGGGACGCTTTTTCTGCGGTTATTGCAGCATTAGTTTCGGTATTTCTTAACTTATGGAATACCGTATCACCAATTCTTACAGCCCTATTCGAATGGTTAGGGCCAATCTTGACTGAGGTGCTGACAACGTTGGCTCAATTGGCTTCAGGGGCCATTAATTTAGTTGTCGGTGTTCTTAGCGAATTTGCAACGTTCATTGCGGAAATGATTGCCAGTGATTTTTGGGAGACTTTGTCTGGTCTTGTCAGTACCTTATTCACACTGATAGCTTCGATTGTTACGAATGCATGGGTTGTTATTGAAGGGGTATGGAATATCGTTTACCCATTCTTTGAAACGATATTTACAGGCATATACAACATCGGCAAGATGATTTTCGATGGGATAGTTGAAATCTTATCCAGGGCATGGGACTCTATCAAAGAAGTGTGGGATGCCTGTGCACCGGTATTTGAAGAAATATGGAACAAAATTAAAGAAACATTAGGTCCAGTTATTGAATCTGTTATGCAATTCTTCTCTGACGCGTGGGCATTTATTTCAAATGTTTGGTCAGTTGTTACGGATTACTTTGGTGACATCTGGGGAAATATTTCAGAAACCTATTCAGTGGTTAAAGAATTCTTCGGCGAATTGTTTAGCGGCGCGTGGGATAAAATCACAGGTGTTTGGGATAGCGTTACGGATTATTTTGGTGGCGTATGGGACAACATCAAAGGCGTATTTAGCCATGTAGCTGATTGGTTCCACGAAAAATTCTCTAAGGCATGGGAGAAGGTTAAAGAGGTATTTTCAGCAGGCGGAGAGATATTCGATGGTATCAAAGAAGGTATCCTCGAAGGCCTTAAAGTTGTTATAAATGCGCTTATTGACGGCATTAACAGCGTTATTTCAATACCATTTAGCGGCATAAACTGGGCTCTGACTAAAATTAGAGATGTCAGTATTTTAGGTTATGAACCATTCAGTTGGATTAGTACAATTGATATTCCACAAATTCCAAAACTTGCTAAAGGCGGTGTCATTGATGTTAATCACATGTTCATTGCTAATGAAGCTGGTGCCGAGGCTGTAACACAAGTAGGGCATAAAACAATGGTTTCCAATAACGCACAGATGATGGATATGGTTGAAGGAGCGTTAGCAAGAGGAATTTCTAATGCTTTGCAGTATATCGGTACACAAAAAACAAGTGGGGGAACTTTCCATTTGTATGTTGACCTTGACGGTAACGTTATCGCTAAAAAGGTTTTTGAAGTGCATAACGATAAAGTGATTCAGACAGGCGAAAGCCCATTGATGTTCTAAGGGGGGCGAGTGTTATGATGAAAATAAATGGTGCAGAAATCACTCGTTTTCCTGCAGAACTTGAATATCAGTGGTACGACCTAGATTCTGAACAAGGATCAGGGAGAGACCAAACGGGGTTAATGTTTAGGGACCGTGTTGCAGTAAAAAGAAAACTTACTTGTAAGTGGTCTGCATTGACGCAATCACAGCTTCAAAACCTTTTAAAACAGGTTGGAGATATGTTTTTTCAATTAGAGTATTTTGACCCGTATTATGGAGAAAATCGGACCATTACTGCTTATGTAGGAGACAGAACCGCACCTGTTGCTTTTCTGCAAAAGGACGGTACATACATATTTGAATCGCTGTCAATGAATTTTATAGAAAGATAGGATAAGGAGATGGTTGTATGATTTTGAAGGATAATGTTTACAAAACTGCTATCAAGGATTATAGTCGCTCCTTTTCGGCTGTATTTAATGTTGACGGAACTGATAAAAATCTGCACGTAAGTTCCATGAAGATAACAGAGCAGGGAATTTCAAATGACACCCTGACAATAGGCGGAATTTACACAAACAAGTTAGAATTGAAGCTCTTATATCCAGAAACGAACGCCGTTACAGATACATCTCTGATTAATGTTCAAGGTGGACTCTTGACTCCAAACGGATATGATTACACATCCCTTGGATGGTTCTATGTTTATGAAGTTGAGTCTAATACGAATGGAAATGAAATGACAATTAAGGCCTATGATAAGTCAACGCTATTAAATAAAGCATATGCCCCTGGTATAAGCGCACCGGCTGCTTTAGAGGACGTTGTTTTAGATATCCTCAGCCAGTGTGCTATTGAACTAGAAGATTCTGTTACATTCCCGGATTACACGATAGATTCTTTTGTTGAAAATAGTACTTGTCTTGAAATGCTAGGATATTGTGCTGGGCTAATGGGGCGAAACGGCCGTATGAGCCGAAATAATAAGTTTGAGTTTTATTGGTATCATGAACAGCCCGTTTTAGACATAAAGCGTTCGGGTATGCAGTATATGAATGGCGTTACCACAGGTGCAACACTTAAGTATTCATCTTTAATTAGTGGAACGAAGGATAATGTTCTTTCAAGTGGTACTGGCAAGGCAATCGAATTTACGAATCCTTTAATGACACAGGATATTTTAGACAACATTCGATCTGAGCTTTTAGGTGCAAGTGGACTTACATACACTGTTTTAACTTGTGAGTGGCGCGGGGATTTTTCGATTCAGGCGGGAGATTCAGTTTGTGTTGAAGATAAAAACGGCGAAATGTTGAGAGCACTTGTAACTGAACAAGAAATTGAGTTTTGTGGTGGACTCAAATCTAAAATAGATTCTAAGGGAAAAAGTGATGCACAAACGGCTATGAAGTCTCCAACCACCATCAGACTTGAAAAGTTGGAATCCTCTTTAATCGAGTCTTTTAAAAATATCGGAGAAACTATTTTAGGGCATCAAGGCGGATACTTCACTATTGACGTAGATTCTAATGGAAATCCTTGTGGATGGACAATAATGAACACCCCAACACTTAGGGATGATACCCATTTATGGAAAATGACGATGGGTGGTTTTGGATATTCCGAAGATGGCGGGAAAACATTCAGTGAATTGGCCTTTGACCTTAACGGCAATTTTAGCGCAAATGTTATCAATACCGGAATCTTAAAGGGGAACAATTTTGAGCTAAACTTGAATGACGGAACCATTAAAATGGGCGCGCGTAATTCTACCGGTGATATTGCTGACCCGGTATTAGAAGTAAATGAATTAGGTGAATTGTATCTTAAAACACTGGCTAAGGTTGAACAAAAAGTCGAAGAAATCGAACTGAAACCCACCATCAAAATCAATCCAAAATACGGAACACAGCAAGTCTACTCTCCATCGTCAAATACCTATATTCCTGACTGGTCTAATCAGCCACAAGTCCTAACGCCAGAGATCTACGTGCAGGACATCTTACAGCCATTAGATGCCAGCAAGATTGCCTGGACAAAGAAAAATGGCACCCTGGGAACAAATGAAACTGTCTCCAACGGAATACTCACAATTAATGCAAACGTCCTTTCAGAAGCAAAAACAACGACTTATCAAGTCGTTTACAATTACGCAGAAGGAAAGTCTGTATCGGCAGAATTGTCTTTTTCTTTGGTTCAGGATGGCACGAAAGGTGAAAAGGGGACCGATGGGACAGATGGCAAAGATGGTAAGGATGGAACAGATGGCGAAAACGCAATCACTTGCTCAATTAATGCTTCAGGAACTTCTTTCGCGAGTGCAGATGGCACCACATATTCACCTGAAAGAATTACTTTAATACCTCAGTTCCAAAACTGTGGTTTTAATCTATGGCAATATTCCACAGATGGTATTACCTGGAACAATATTGTTTCCGGGCAATACGGATTTACGATAAATGCCGAAAAGACTTTGATGATTTCTAATGCCACACCTTTATTATCAGACACACAGAAGTGTTTGAATATCAAGCTCTTAAGCAGCCAACTAAATGTTGTTTCCACCATCACGATCATAAAGACAAAAGATGGTCAGGACGGAACTAACGGAACTAACGGAAAAGATGGCACCAGCATATCTATTACAAACAGGTCTGTTACTTATGGTGAAAGTTCTTCTGCCACGACGCAGCCAGCAAATTGGTCTACGGATATTCCATCTGTGGCCGCTGGAAATTATTTATGGTCTAAAACAGTCGTCACTTATTCAGACGGCAGCTCCACCACAACATAC